ACAAAGCCCAAACATTAATAGCCGACATGGTGGCATCAGAGTCATCAATGAATGGGCTAATCGATTAGAATATTATGGCCATACTGTTATTTTATATAATCAAGCTGGCCCAGTTCGGTGTGATTGGATGACCATAACTTGTAAGATTGTAAATACCACTAACTTACTTGCAAGCTCAGATTTATTAATTGTAACGAGCCCACATGGTGCTTCTTTGTTATACAAGGACAAACCAGTAAAAAAGGTAGTCTTTTTACAAATGTTAGAGCATCTGTTTAACATAACCAACAAGGCATTTTTTGATAGTTGTTTTACCCTATACTCTACCAAATATCCGCTTATTTCTATTAGCCAGTGGAATATCAGAATATTACAAAACACCTACAAAAGAAAAGGACCTATATTTTATGTAGGCAATGGGGTAAATCTGGAAGACTTTACTATAAGCGATAAACCTAAAGAGGGTAGAGTAGTTTTATTGGAATCTCCAGAGCCAACTAACATGGCTAAAGACACAGAAAAGATTGCAGTGCAAGTAGCTAAAAATCTGAGAGAAAAGGGATGGGCAATTAAGGGATTTGGCTTAAAGAAGCCAGTAGATAGAATCTATTCTGAATATCACGTAAAGCCAGACCTTGCTACTATGAATAGGTTATATGAGGAGTCAACCATAATGATTAAGGCTACTAAATATGATGCTAGGTCCACTGCCCCTTTAGAAGCTGGCACAAAGGGTACGGTAACTATACGATCTATAATAGATGGGGATGATGACCTTAATGAGTCTAATAGCTTTAAGACCGGTTACTCTTATGACAAGTTATTTGATGCCACGATGTTTGCCATAAATCATCCAGACCAACTAAAAGAAAAATCTGATAATATTCGCAAATACACCCAGACTTATACCTGGGATTATTGGATGGATAAAATCAATCAAATCTTATGCAGCTTATAGTTGGATGCGGTCCTAACTGGCCTAAAAGAGAGAATGACATTTTCTTAGATTGTCGCAAGTTTGACAACGTAGATGTAGTACATGACCTAAACATCACACCTTGGCCATTTAAGGACAACTCAATGAATGAGATAGTAGCTATTCATGTAGTAGAGCATCTTAATAGCTTACTAGATTTTATGAATGAAAGCCATAGAATACTACAAAAGGGGGGAGCTTTATACATAGAAACCCCAGAGGCAGGGACAAACCCAGACTTGCAGTTTGCTGACCCTACTCATGTAAGATGCTACCGGAAGCACACTTTCATAAACTATTTTACCCTATCTGAAGCTCATAAGTTTGGCTATACTGACAAACTCTGGGCTATCATGCACATAGATACTAAAGATGGAAACCTTATTGTCCACTTAACACCCCTAAAATGAGAATCTTAATTGTTGCCCTTGAATACTTAGAACCAGAATGGCTAGAGACCCTAAAATGTATCGAGGAAACTGGGTTACCTTATGAGATAGTCAGTCGGGATGGAGTAGGCAATATGTCTAGGGCTTACAATACAATCCTAAAGACAGATAAAGAGGCAGACTACTATTGGTTTGTCTCAAATGTTACCTTTAAGCCCCAGATGCCTTACGAGCTTGCAATGGCTTGCGATAGACTAGGCTGGGGTGCTATCCATCCGGCTATGCCAGGCTCAGATCACAGATTTCAATGGCCCAATGGACACGAACCTAAAGAGACCCCTTTTATCGAATGGACAGCCCCAATGATTAATGCAGAGGTATTTAACTCTAACCCTTTGGATGAGATGCTGCCTTATTACTACATGGACCTTGACTGGTGTCATCGAGTCAAGCCTAAAAAGGTCGGGGTGCATCATAGCCAAGTTATCGGGCATACTTATTTAAGGAATAAAAAAGAGCATCCTATTGGTCAGCTAAGAAAGCAGCTTAGAAACTATTGGACCCCAATCAGTCAAAGGCACATGCTGCAAAAATGGGGTAAAAACTGGCAACAAGATTTATGGCCTAAATAAAACAAAATGACAACTTTAGAACTACATGGAATCTATCATGAATTAGCTTTCTGGCAAGGCTTTGTAAAGACAGACCGTTTTTTACAAGGCTGGGTAAAGAAAGTAAAAACACCCGAGCTGAACCAAGAGGTGGCAGACTTTATATTATCTGTACCAAATCAGAAAGTATTAGATGTGGGCTCAGGGGTCTGCTCAATACTAAATGGATTAGTAAATGTAACCCCTTGCGACCCTTTGGGAGACCTTTACAAGCTAGTCTTTGACTTTGAGAGACACAAACTAGTAGCCCCACTACCCTACCCAGCCGAGGAACTGACCTACAAAAACGAATTTGATATAGTTCACATATCCAATGCCTTAGATCATACCCAAGAGCCTAGAAAGGCCCTAGAATGTCTATTGCAAGCTGTAAGGCCAGGAGGGTATCTCATCGTGCAAGGGTTTTTTAACGAGGCAACCCATGAAAACTGGCAAGGTTTCCATCAATGGGATATCTCTTTAGATGATGATGGCCTTATGGTCATTTTAGGTAAAAAGGACAAGACAATCATTGCATGGCCTCCACATAAGTTTGCTAATGTACATCTTTTAGGTCGGGATTGGTATTATTGGATAGTAAAAAAGTAAAACATGGTTATTTGTTGTGATATAGATGGATGCTTAACAGATGGCAAAATCTGGGTGGACCATCAAGGAAACATTATTAAGTCCTTTAATAATAAGGACATCGGAGCCATCAAAGAGCTAATCTCTATGGGCTTTCAAGTCCACTTAGTAACCGCAAGCAGTTGGCCTGGAGCAGAGCAATACTTACGGAGGTCTGGGGCTCAATTGCACATTATACGGAATAAGGAAACTATCCCTTTTGACTACCAGATAGCCATTGGAGACTCGGCATGGGATATTCCTATGCTATGTAAGGCAAAACACTTATTTTGTCCGGCAGATGCTTCCTTAGAGGTTAAATGCTTAGATGGAGTCCATCCACTAATGACACCTGGAGGTCAAGGAATCATGCTGGAGTTAGTAAGAATACTTACTGAATGGAATACAGATGTTGATAAGTAGTACTACTTAGATTTGGTAGATTCAATAATTTTTCGTATATTAGGGGGTGAATAAAGGGTAAAAAATCAACGAGCCTTCAATCCTTCGGGGTTGAGGGCTTTTTTGTATGAAGAGAATACCAAAGTCAGAGATGCCCTGTAACCAGCCCATGAAAAGCTGGCTAAAGGGAAAAAAGAAAGTGGTCAAGGCTTGCGAGAATGGCAAACAGAAAATTATCCACTTTGGCGATTCTTCAATGCAAGATTTTACCCAGCACAAATCAAAGACCCGCAGAAAGTCCTACTGCATGCGATCAGGTGGCATAAAAGGTACAGATACCAAACTAAGTGCCAACTACTGGAGCAGAAAGGTCTTATGGAAATGCGGACAAATGGGTAAATAATGCCATATAAAAGTAGAGCTCAAGCAGCTTTTTTTAACATAAATAAGAAAAAGCTAGAAAAGCAAGGAGTCAACGTAGAGGAGTGGAATAAAGCCTCTAAAGGCAAAAAACTCCCAAAGAGAGCCAAGAAAAAAAAATAATGTCATCCACACCAGCACATATCGATTGGGATGTAGTAGCCGACTACCTTATGGCAGGTTGCTCTGGGGTAGAGGTAGCAGCTCAGTTAGGAATCCACGAAAACACTCTGTATCAACGATGTAAGTCGGATTTAGGTATAGAATTTGTGGCATATAAGCAAGAAAAGCAGGCATCAGGAGAAAGCCTTTTAAGAAAGGTTCAATTCGATGCAGCTATTAAAGATAAAGACAGAGCAATGCTTATCTGGTTAGGTAAGCAAAGACTTGGTCAGAAAGAAAAAGGCGAGCAAGATATTAAGGTTGATGGAGGCATTAACATAGTATTCAAGCCAGCCAATGAGACAAGTTGAGATAAGATACACCAGTGTCTTTGAAAGGAATTTGCAAGCCTATCAGGCTAAACAGTACAGGGTTATAGCCAACCAAGGCTCTACCCGATCTGGCAAGACCTACTCAATAAGTCAACTACTAGCTCTTTACATACCGCATAAGGAAAAGGTTACTATCTCAGTGGTAAGCCCATCTCTACCCCATCTTAAACGAGGGGCCAGGAGAGACATCCTAAAGATATTAGAGGATGCTGGGTTATACTCTGATGACAACTTTAACAAGACCGACAATGTCTATCACTACCCTAATGGCTCATATATTGAGTTTTTTGGGGCTGAGGACTCTGGTAAGGTTAGAGGACCGGGCAGGGATATTCTGTATATCAATGAGGCTAATTTATTGCCCCATTCGATTTATCAGCAGTTAGCCCTCAGAACCAAGCAAACCATCTTTCTGGACTTTAACCCGGTAGATGAGATGAGCTGGGTCTATGATGTCTCGGATAGAGAAAGCAATATCCTAATCCACTCGACCTACA